AGTATCTTTGTGCTCTTTAGATAACTGCTTGTTCGCCAATTTTCCTGTTTCCGCAACAGAAGTAATCTCGTTGACAATCATATCTAAAGCCTTTGAGAGTGTATAAAGCCACTCCCGTGCTTCCGAATCACGCATGGGCGAATTTTTCCATTCAAGGTCAATCGCCTGACGGATTCTTTTCACCGCATTGGTGAAAATCTCATCCTCTAAAAATCTTTTAGCTTGTATTCCTTTTGACTTTTCTTTGTCTAAACCCATTATAAACCGTAACTATATCCAGCTTTAGCTCCTGTTTTAGCTGTATCTTTATATTTGGCTGTTTCTTTTTTTACTTGATCTCTCTTTTCTTGTTTGTCTTGTGCTGTATCTTTATAAGTAGTTTTAGAAGTATCTTTTTTAGAGGTATCTTTTTGTTTTATTCCTGTATATTTAACTTTACCTTCCGACACTACTGGTTTTATTTTTTTAGCTTTATTCCAACTATCCTTCAACTCATTCTTTTGAGAAGTAGTTAAATTAACATTTTTCATTTGCTTGTCATACCACTTCTGATCGAATTTCGATGGAATGGTATTGGTGTTACCAGACTGTGCTGCTGCCGTAATGGTGTCTATGGCATCGGTCATGGAACCATATCGTGCCTGTTGTCCATATCCCGTGATGAAGTTTCCATCATTATTGTAATGCCCTCCTGTGGAAGTGTGATAAATAACATTATTATCATCTCGTCCTGAAGGAGCATAGCTATTTTTTAAGGTTTGTACAGACTTGAATGTTCCTGGAATTTTAGAAGCGGATAATCCTCTTTGTTTATCATCGGATAATCGGCTGTTAAAAAATTCAGATATTTTTATTTTTTCTTGAAACTTCGGAGAGTGCTGGGCAAATCGTGGGGCATCCACCGCACCGCCTAACATCATTCCTTTTTGATTAAGTGAATCAAGAAACCAATCATATTTCTTGTCATTCATTATTTGGGCTGGTTGAGATAGCATAGAGCCATATAAACCTTTTCCCTCTAATGTAGTTTGCATCGGTCCCATTAATCTTCCATCTGCGTCAATATAACCTTTTGCCTCTCCGAACGCCATCAACTCCTGTTCCGTCATTTGGTTCATTGGCTTGTTGCTTGGATAGGTGTAAATATCCTGGGTAAAGTCATCGCTGGTGAAATCACCATAAGGAGTGGATACAGTATCTCGAACATCGGAGCTATAATCAACCCCTCCTGGGGTTACGCTCTCACTTACGGTATCTGTTTGTGTATCTGTTGTAATGGGTGTTACTCCAGGAGCCTGTCCTGGAACGCTTACTTGATTTGTTGCTGGATCAAGGACAAAAGGATATTGTCCAAATCTTCCCCAATATGGGTCTTTTCCAGCAATATCTGAAGGTGTTAATCCTTGGTTAAGAAGGCTTTGATAATTCGGCATTGTATATTCATACCGCATTAATCCCATTGGATTTCCTAGAGGTGGTCCAATTCCCAATAAATTTTGTAAATAAGCGTTCTGTGCCATTATCGTCCACCATTGGTTTTAATCAAGGCTGTTTCAATTTCAGCAGCTTTACGCAATTCGGTTGAATCTATTTTCTCCGCCTCTATTTTCAGTTTTGTTTCCAGTTCTAAAATCTTCACTTGCATGTCCACCATCATTTCCTCTCGCTTCTGTTGGAGAGTGGCGATTGTTTTTTCCTTCTCCGCCTGTATCTCCGCCATCGCTGTTTGGATTAACGGATCAGGTTGTGGAGGAGGTGGAGGTGGTGCTGTTTCAGGATTAACAAAGAATGGCTCTGCTGATTTGAAACCAGCGTTGATAACCAACTTCTCTAAAGTATTATAGATTTTTTGGTCATCCACCAAGCGACCATATCCGCCTTGTTGAATTAATGTTTTCTGTATGTTTAAAATTTGTGAAAGTAATGCAACACGCTGATCGGTATTACCCGTTCCAAGACCAACTTGAATGGATACATCCATGTCATAGTTCTGCCAGTCTTTTGGATTCATTTTGTAGAACTGGTTGCGAAGTCTGATTGTTCGTTCCTCATCCTGGTATTTTGTTACCAAGTGCATGATGCTGCGGAACATATCCTTCACGCCCGTTTCTGCAAAGATACGAGCTATCAATTCAATTCGTTGTGTCGCTGCGTTGACCAAGGCATTTACGCCTGTGGCAGTAGTGTGTGATTTTTGTATCACATTTGGATCGGCTCCCATTTGGGATCGGGAGATTCCTGTTCGTGCCTCTTTCAGTTGGTCAATTTTTTCCAACATGGAAAGACCTTCATTCAAGAAACTTGGAGTTGCCAAAGGTGTTACCGCTCCAGGTCCTTTCACTCGAACAATTCCGCCAGGTCGTGATGTGATTAAGTCATCTAAATTCACCTGCCCGTCAATGACCACATTCCTTGCATTGTTCTGCAAGTACATGTTGTCCATTGTTTGTCGTAGGACAGTTGATTTGATAAGTTGTAAATCCATGACCAAATCCGCCACACTCATTCCAAAGAATAAATGAGGCATAGGAATTGGAGTTACCATGGAAAATGGAATGTCATCTATGGGTTCGTTATCCAGTATGTGATTTCTATTGCCAGCCATCGTAATTTTACGAAGCTGTGCTTTTCCGTTTCCGTTGTAATCTAACCGAGCGTAACATTCCATCAGTTCGATGTAATCCGTTGACTTGTCAATGGATTGAAATTCTATTGCGGGATCGGCTGTTTCGTACAGCTCCCTTGTTGTGTGTTCCTGATTGTAAAAACTGTTTGTGTAAGTGGGAAGTTTACTGACTACTTTTTTGGAATAACCCATGTTTAACAGTTGTGTTCTTGTCCTGAACAGTCGGTGGGCAAAGAACTGGGCATCCTGAATGTTGATCGCATTTCGTGCAACATAAACATCCTCTGGTGCAACGCTGTCAACTTTTACTCGACCAATCTTCTTTGTTCGTGTAATCTTCACATCGTGAATGTATTCTACGCCTATCTCTGTTTCTACTTCCTGCTCGTCATGTTCGTCTATGCTCACTTCATCATCAATTAATAAAGTTTGATATTCTACTTCCGTGAGTTCCTTGTATTCTTCCTCGACCTTTTTTTCTTCCTCCAGCCAGAAATGTTTGACGAAACCATTTTTCTGTAAGAGGGCATCCTTGAATAAATTATAGAGAATGAGAAAACCTGGATTGTCTTTCATAAAGACATAGTTTACATAATCGGTGCATTGGTCTGCAACCTGCTGATCCTCTGGTCCCTTGGGTTCAAATCTTACGATCTGTTCGCCTGCGGTAAAAATGCGTAGGAGTGACGGCAATATGCTCTCAATTACCTCCAATACATCTTGTGATACTACCTGTGATCGTCCTTCAACTTCATTACCATAAGGTTCTCCCAGGTAATATTTAAAGGCAGCTCTGCGTTCCTGCGGAATCTTTCCTGATAAATACCCTAGAGATTGTTCAAGCTGTTGACCGAGCAAAGCGAGTATCTCTGAATCTCGCATTTTTGCCATGATTTATTAAGCTTTTCCCCAGTTTTTAGGGTGTATCCTATCTGGATCAAATAGTTTCCCACGGGTAAGATTTTTTGTTGTCGCCCAAACCTTTGGTTCGCTTGGAACGGCTGTAGATTTGCCTTTGTCATTCGGCTGTGCTGCCGCATCGAGCCTGTTGATTTCAGCGTCATACCCAGCAACCCTGTATTCGCTTCGTACAGAGCCTTTTCCGAATCTTAATCTGCCATGGTATTTTTTTCCGTTTGAAGTTCCCATTATTTCTCCCATCTAATTATAAGGGGCTGACCATCAGCTCCCACAATTTCCTGTTGGTTTTTATCACCATACACTTTTGGCACCAGCTTGCTAGCCGACCAATGTGCATCGTGCATCAGTAATTTTAAAGCATGGGTTTCTTCCAACCCCACTTTTCCTTTTCCCTCTTTTGACCGTTCATAGGTGTCAAGGGCTTTTTTCCTGTTATCGGATAAAATATATTCTATGCCTTCCATTTTCGCTTGGCTGTAGCGTGCCTGAAAGCCTTCCTTTGTCTTGAACCAGTCTCTGACTGTTTTCCAGCAAGGCATACCTTTCTCGGCAGTAATGGTGCGAATAGCTTCACCTGAAGCGAGCCTGTCGCATATATGTTCCTCTAGTTCCTTTGTATGTATTTCTGGTCGTCCTGCTGTCATTAAACTATTCCCATTTTTGGATATTTTATGTTGCTAGCGAAGTTGGTTGATTGATTCAATCCAACGGCTAGATACCGAAACGCATCCGAGCCATGCGAGGCCCAGGTGTGTTTGGGTTTATTTTGTATGTGTCCCGTCCTGTCGTTTCGCTCCCATGAATATTGCCGCAGGGCTTCCAAGCCCAGTTTGCATTTTTCCTTGTCAAACCAGCAACGAGGCAGAATCATGCGTGCTGCATTAATTCCGTCCTCAATCAAGAGCTTGGGAACAATGGTGAAATACAAGCCCAGATTATTGGCTATTTCCACTCTGCTTTGTCCTGATCCCAATTCCCTTACTTTTAAATCATGAGGGCCAAAATGATTTTCATACTTGAAATCCTTGCTTGCCAGATACTTGACATAATGCTCCAGACTTTGGCCTGAATTTTCATAGTATTCAATCAAATGAATGCGGTTGCCGACATTCTGGGAAAACCAGATGGCGGTCGCATCTCCTATGCCAAGGTCCCAATGCGTGTTCACTTGGTACTGGGGATCGTATTCTATTTTCGTTATCTGTCCCTTCTCCGTTATATCGGAGATCGCACGGGTATATATTCCCCCTAATACCCCTGCATCGAAGGAACATTCAAATTCCTGTTCGTATTGCTCTGGGGACATGAGGGCTTTTGAGGCTTCGAGTTCCTCTGCGTCTATAATTTTCGTATCACTCGCCTTGAATACAGAGGAATACCAGTCCTTTGAGTTTCTTGCGTTCTCAAAAAGGTCAAAAAAAGCGTTATGCCCTGCTGGAGTGCCAATCGCTATCAGCCAACCCTTTCTATCCGATAAGGCAGGTCGCAAGACCTCCCATATCGCAGGGGGCATCATCGCAATTTCATCAACCACGATGCCATCAAATCTCATTCCTCGCAGATTCTGGTAGGCATCCGCTCCAAAGCATTGTATTCTTCTCTTTCCAGGAAGATCCACCCTTAATTCCGTTTCATGATAATGAACATTGGGGATGGTTCCCGTGTATTCCATCAAATAGCTCCAAGCGGTCTGTTTCGCCATCCTGTATGTAGGGGCTATATAGCCATACTTGGGGCTGGTGAGGGTATTGGTCATGCATTTTCGGATCAGTTCGTTGAGAACAAGGCAGGTTTTTCCAAACCTCCTGTGTGCCACCAGAACATTCCACCTTTTCAGGTTGTCATGTATGATCTTTTGATGTTCCCTCGGCTTATACGGTATCGTTATCTTCATAAGTGGCTATAATGGATTGTCCAATGTAGTAAGGTATGTGGGGGATTAAGCTGTTTCCGAGTGATTTAAGTCGGTCCACCCTATTGGGTATCCCATGAGCCACTCTACCCACATCGGGTTCAATGTCCCACCACCCTTCTGATCCTTGACTGCCATCGTAAGTCCAACTTGTTTTCCCATTTTGATTCTTCTTTGTATCGCTGGATCGGACAGGTTTCCCCTGTCCCTGTTGTCCGATGCGTTCGGTGTCGGCCATATCTTCACTGCTGCTGGAAGCATCACCTGAAAACCCTTCTTCTTGATGTCCTTGGCGTATCTCCCGTTGTCGTTCACGTCCTGCTTGTACATGCCCTTTGAGGGAGTCGGCCACATTTTTATTGCTTCCTCCGCTATAACCGTTTCCTCCAACATCAATCTTCGTGGGTTTTTGTAATTCGTTGGAGAATATCTCATCTCCCCCGTCTTTAAATAATGATTTATTTTTTTCAAATCCCTTGGTTCTTTGGCTGTCGGAGTTGGGAACATCGTTATCATTTCTGAAAGATAGCCCGTTTTCCTTCCCGTTGCCGCCCTGCTTGGCCTCATGTGTTTTCTCACTATGTGATCCATGTTTGTCGGAGTGGGCAATAATCCAGATTCTCTCTCTTTGGTGGTTCGCACCGATGCTCGAAGCTGAAATACTAAACGTCCTTGCGGAGTAACCTTCACTCTCCAGGTCCTTGAGTACGGAGTCCAGACCGAGTTTAAGGTGTCCAGCAACGTTCTCTCCAATGACCCAAGCGGGCCTTGATTCCTTGATAATTCTAAAATACTCTGGCCAGAGGTGTCTCTTATCTTCAACACCCTTTTGCTTTCCCGCAACCGAGAAAGGCTGGCAGGGATAGCCTCCCGTGATAATGTCAACTGCTCCAAAGTCCGTTCCCTTCAATTTTCTTATGTCCCCGTGTATGGGTATTCCAGGAAAATTCTTTTGCAGAACTTTCGTGCAATACGCATCGGTTTCGCAGAACCCTATCGTCCTGAATCCTCCCGTCCTCTCCAGTCCGAGGGAGAAACCCCCGATGCCAGAGAACAGGTCAAGATGATTGAGTATCACTATTCCTGTTCAACACTCTCCAGATGCTCGCCACATCCCTTTCCTTGACCACTCCCCGTCCGCTGTCACTGTTAGTCGGAGCTTCAGGTTCATCCAGTCCCAGGATATGGGTTGCGAAATGATTCTTGAAATTGTTGTATTTTGTCGTTCTCGGGTTCGCCTTTTTCTTGTCTGGAATCACCTTTGACCTGAATTTAGGGGTCCTTAAATTCCTTGCCACTGGGTTTGACTTCCTCATCTAGGCTCCGCAGCTCGGACAGTCATCTGGACACTTGCAGTCCTCTTTTTTCTCCGCTCCGCATACCGTGCATTTTTCTTCCATTGTCTCCTCCAATTTAAAATCTGGTTCAAACTTCACCGTTTTCTCCCGCATCAAACTCTCAAAAGAGTTATCCTTCAATCCCAGCAGTAAGTTCATTAAATTATTCATAAAACCTTCATATCAAGTGCCTGCACTCGTTTAATGCTTCAGGGGTACAAAACCACCAAAGTTCCTTATTTGTTCTTCTACGGCCTTATATGAGCCAATGAGGGCTATATTAGGGGTGGGGGTAGTTATTGTGTGGGTTACTATCATAACAACAGAAAGCGATGGGGGTGTCCAATCTTTAATATTATTAATAGAGTTGTCATTAAATTGATTTAGAACCATTATAAACTAAATAAATAATAATAAGCTTCCATTTACTTAACTTTTATGGTTTTTTTCTTTTTATATTGGCTTTGTGTTAGTTAATAATAAAAAAAAGTTACTTCAAGACCTATCTAACAACCTGCTCTTACAACCTGGCAACATGTAAACCTGTTAATTAATACAATATTATTATATTAAATGTATTGACTTATACAATATTATTATAGTAAGATATCTTATTAATTAACTATTGGAGTTATTATGATTGATGACATTATGAATGAAGCTATTGAAAGTGATGACCATGATAAGATTATGTCTATGTTTAATAGTGGAGTTGTGCCAGTTCGAGTTTTATTGTTAAGTGGAAGTTATGAAACTCGCTGGGTTGATGTATCTGAAGTGAATAAAACTTATTACGAGGACTTGAGCAGTGACCAGCAGGATTACTTGCTTGAAGGTAGTAAGTCGAGTTATTTAGATACTATTTACAACCATGATAAAATGGTTGAGAAGTTCGAGCTTAAAAACAATATTCATATTTCACAAATATTGAATGGTCTACTTTCACATATAGATCAATTTGTTAATTATGAGCAATATAAGAAGTATTATGGTTAATATGAAAGAGTTTTATATTGTTTTCTTTAGTGGGTTAATAACTGGCTGGTTTGTTGTGGCCAGTTTATTGGCTCTTTTAATGTTTATTTAATGGGAGTTAATAGAGTTATGACAACATACAGAACTAAAATGCAATATGTGGTTATTAATTGGAATAGCTTGAAAAGTATTAAGAAGGCGGA